CACAAAGCCGCCTGGATAAGAGTGTCGAACGCTAAATAAGAAAACTCGCTGTCGATTGTCCCGTCTACGTCGACACCAACAAGGAGAAGGTCACTGCGCATCCGGTCTGGCCGGATCTCAGCACTCGTGACCGTGCTGTTCTTGTGTTTGAGCGCCTCTTTGCCGAAGCGCAACTTCGTCATTACGGGCGAAGAAGGAACCTCGTTGAACACGGTCTCGGGCGACCAGAGGATTTGACTGCGAGATGAGTCGGACATGGGCGTTGGTTCCTATTAGATTTTTTGTTCTGTCATTTTGTTGAATTCAAATAACGTCCTCCCTCATTTTCAGTTTTACTTACAAGTCGACGCTTACACCGCGCAAGAATCAGCGTCAAAGGATTTTTTCACGGGAACACGTCGAGCTGGTAGTCGACGATCAGCCGCCATATCTGCCAGCCAGTCGGATCGGGACCGACGAAGTTCAGTTTTCCAGCGTGACAGCGCATGGTTGTATTCACATCAACCGTCAGATATTTCTCGAAGAACAATGCGCCAAGCGCATCCGATATTTTCATCGCGTCAACTGTCCCGTTTCCTTCTGGCACGAAGATTTGAAACCAAATCAAGCCATCATTGCGCTCCATCTTGGCTCCGATGTCCGCCATTTTGGCTGTGACAGGTCGTAAACTCCATCGAATCCAAGTCACTCCTGGCGGCGGATCGAACTTGTGATTCTCGGGAACGACCGTGAATCCCGCAGCGGTGGCGCCGATTGCCGTTGCTAACGCTTGTCGAGCAAGATCGTATCTCATGCTTTCGCTGCCATTTGGACGCTTTCATTAACCTGCGCTACAACCTGCGCAATGGCTATTTGAATCCATCCACTCGGCGCTTGTTTCGACGTGCCCTCGTTAAGATACCGCACATAATCAACCGAGTTCGTGACATATACCGAATCACCTGATTCGACGCGCCCGATTCCTATTGTAGTTAGGCCAACGATTTCGGATAGGTCAGCACCCAAAGCATTGTTGATCCATCCCTTTTTGCCCTTATTAGCATCCCTTTCTTGAGATGTAGGAGGATTAGAGACGGTCGTGTCCGGCTCGTTTATACTGATTCTCCAGTTTGATTGAGAGTATCCAGTGTCGACAGGGTTCTCGAATGTGAATCTGTTAAACAGTTCGATCACGATCCGGCGGATCGCATCTTGAACTTTCGCGTCGATCGACTCGGCGAACCGGTTCAGGTCGGCTTTGAACGAGATGATGTCAGACATTTACGCGCATTCCCCTCTCGTTTGCTACGAATAGCAATATCGGTCCTGCCACTAATTTTGCTAGGACTTCGAGTCCATCTATTCCACATGGCGCTTTGAGCCAATCCAATCTCTGCTTGAGCGTAGTATCGGACATATTTCTAATGTCCTTAAGCGCATCATCCGAGAATTTCTTGGCATCCGCCGCAGTCATAACTCACTTTCGAATCTTGAGCGGGTAGGTCGCTCCGCTCGGGTCAGGGTCGACATCGTAAATGTTCCAGGTGACGCCGGCGATTATGATGTCGTCGCCGCTGGTCGGGACTGCGGTGTAACCTTGGGCGATGAGTTCCGAGGCTTGAATTAAAAAATACGCGGTCTTGCCTGCATCCTCGGTTAGCCTTTGTTCATGCGATCGGTAGAAGATCCCGGTGACCGAGTAGCTCGTGACGCCGCTCTGGTCGTACGTGTCGGTAACCGAATTGTAGGCGCCGGTCTGGTCGACCTTCGGTTTGAATGCCCCGGCTTTCGAGACTCCGCCGGCGATTCCGAACACGGTCGCGGCGATGTTCTTCCCGATTACGTCGAAAGCGATCATTGCGGCACGGACTCTTTACGAATCATCTCATCGAAATGGTCGGACACCTTTGATGGGATTCGATATTGGTCTCCTTCACGACGAATATTCTTGTCCTCCGAGACGGTGCCGAACTTGGCCTCATACCGATGGTATTTATTTACCCATTCAACTCCGACCAGGGTTCCAGAGTTGTTACCGGAGATTACGCTCGGATGTGAACTATCAAGTTCGTCGTTTCTCTGCTGTATGATCCTGATGTCCTCGGAGTTTTGTTTTAGCTTCGTGTTAACAGATGTGTCCGGCTTCGCGGTATGATGTTTTGAAGAAGCGTGGTGAACCGCCGGTTTCGGTGCCGGAGCGCAACCGATTAAGCAAATTGAAGTGATCGCGAGAAAAGATTTCATTATTTCGGAGGACCGCCCTTCGGTGCGCCTGGCGATTGTTTGTCCATCAGCCATTGCACATTTGTGTCCGTCCGAACGATCGTCGGGGAAAGGTCGTCGAATTTCTTTTCCAGTGACGAGACGCGGTTTGTCAGTTCGGAGGATGTCCCGGCCTTTTCAAGTGCGGCAATGCGTTCATCGAACTTCCAGTAGAGGCCGACCGAGCATACAATCATTGTAAAAATCGTCATGATATTGATCGGGATGATTTGGAGTAGTTTCCTGCCGTTGCCCGCGCTAATCTGATTCGGTGTGTCTGGCATAAATATTGTTATTGCACCCGCACCAATCGAACGGTGCCGAGTCCGTAACGGAAGCTGATGATCAACTTTTGTAAGAGCCGCTGCGCTTCCATCGACAAAGGAAGCGGGAGTCGCGTTGGATCGAAAGTAATGGCAAGCGCGTTCTGTCCGATTCCGGCCGACCTGATTCCAAGGGCGGAGTTGTCGCGCATCCTAGTCGCGTCCCGCAGAAGATCCAGCGTCACTTGTGCGTGAGCTTGTTGCAAACGCAGCGGGATCGAGGACTCGTCGTAATATACGTTGAGCAGCGCGGTGATGCGCCCCGGCATCTGGCCGTAAAAGTCGTCGTTGCGCGCCCGTATGCGCGGCCATTCCAAACCCTGCGTCATGCTTTTACGAAAGCCGCGAAACCGGCAGTCGGCATCGATGAGTAGAGAGGCCGATATGGCGGCAGCTTCTCGTAACGGATATGTTCCACTATCTCCAGGAACCGTCGCGGACGCAGCAGAAACCCATTCGGAATTGTCCAGCCTACTTTGAAGGATACTATTGAGCGTAGCGATGCTGCTATATGAATTCGCTGTTGCTACGCCAGTTCCGTCCTCTACAACAAGTGCGCTCGCCATGAGCGATTGTTAATCTTGTTTCGCTTTCAACGCAAGATGGAAGTCAACGTGCAGAGCGCGAGTCCAAGCGCAGTGAGATTGATTCTCGCTTCGACATTGACTGCGGCGAGACAGAAACAGCCGAAGCCGCACCACAGAAGGACTAGTTGAGTTTTGCTCATTCGGGCTTCGTTAATAAAGCCCGATGAGATTGGTTGCGGTCGAGCCTGTCGCGTAGACCTTCACCGCTTGCACATAGAGAAAACCGACCGGCACAGCTTTGAACACGATGCCCGTCCCGCCAGTAACCATGTCGACCTTAACGTCGCCCGAGACTCCGACGTAGATCGCGCGCACCGGAGCCGTCAGCGCAACCGTATCGCTCGTTGTGATTGCGAATGCGTTGGCCGGCGGCTGGATAACTTTGAGAATCTTTTGCCAGACCAGCTTTTGATCTTCGCCGTTCTGCGGGAGCCAAGTCGTGAACGTCGGCTCGGTCGCATAGACTTCGACCGCCAAATAGAGGACTAACGCGACGGCGAAGAGAAGCTTTTTCATGGTGTGAATCTGTTAAGCCGATTTCGGCTTTTCACTTTTTAAGGGTTGTAGAATCCAGTCAGGTGAACCGTCAGTGTTTGCGTCGTGGCTGTGGCTCCGGTTGCGACTGTAAACTGGATGACGTCGCCAGCAGCGATTACCTTGTTCAGCGCGACGAGCGTTCCAGATTCGAGCGACGTGGTAATAGCCGAACTCGACAGTGTTTGAGATGCCACAATGCTATTCGCCGCAGTTCCAGTTGAACCGACAGTGATGATCGCTCCGCCAGAGACAGCAGTCCCGGTCGTAGTTTCAAACTTGATTCCCGTGACGTAGAATTTTCGTCCAGTCGGTACGGTCAGCAGCGTTGTTGCCGCTGCCGTTTTCGCGTTGATCGCCGGAACCGCAGTCGTGAAAAGAGCTCCAGTCGCCTGGTTAATGCTAGTAACCTGTGCGGCTTTGCGCTGTTTGCCTTGCTCGATTGTGACGTACTCGGTGCCGGTTAATGGCGTTGGAGCCGACAGCTTGTTCGCCATCGGGTTTTCCGGGAACCTACTTTGCCCAAATGCGGAGCAAGAGAAGATGCCAAGCCCCGCGATGATGATGAGAGTTAATTTTTTCATGGTCGCCTTGGTTTAAGTGAAAAACTTTCGCTCTTTACGCTCCCGGCCCGTTAGACACGATGAATCTTATTTTGAGCGTGCCGTTTAACGCTTGGGTCGCGTGCAGGTTGTTTACGATAATCGTCGCGGAACCCGCGCCGGGAGTAATTAACCCAACGCCAACAGTTCCCTGTGAGTTCGTTCCGTTAGCAACCGTTGCCAGCACGATTGAAGTCGCTGTGATCTGATTGTCGGTCAGCGTCATCGTGTAAGCAGCTAGACCGGCCGTGGTCAGCGCTTCGGTCGTGATTAGCCCGCTCCCTTGATTGATCGTGGCCGCAGCGGCTGTTGACGTGGCCGTGCCGTACCCGAACAGATTGGTCTGTGCTTGCGCTTTGTTTGCTGGCGAGAAGATCGGGACAGCGACCAGCGTGACGAGTCCCAAGGCGAGAACTGCTAGAAGTTTCTTCATGCGCGCACAAGTAATCTTTCGCGCACGCAATGTCAAAAACCTTTTACGGTGTGCCTTGCGCTTTCGATTTGCGCCGGTCGTTGTTCTTATCGACCAGCCATGCCTGAGTCGAGGTTGCGATTTTACCGCGAACTTGCGCGCGTTTGAATTTGCGACGCTGCTGCGCGTTGCCTTTTCCTTTACGAATTGCCACGCGCCCTTTCCCGTGCCTGTTGCACGCGGCTGGTCGATTGGCCTTTCGTTCTGCGCACCGGCACCTCTCCGTTCTCCATCACGCGACCTTTGATTTTCGGGCCGCGCATCGGCAGCTTTTGTTCTGGCGGCAATGGATCTTCTTCACGCACGCCGTCGATCAACTGGCTTCGTGATGTAACGGGTCGCCCGTATTTTTCCAGGTTCGATTCTTTCCGTGCCTCGCGCTCAGCGATCTTGTTTGCGCGGTAAGTTTCGGTATTCTTGATGTGCGACTCGGCTGCTTTGGCTTGGAGCCGGTTCTGTTCGGCTTGCCACTCGTCCTCTGTCATCTCGCGAGCGTTTCGGCGCATGCTCGGTGGCAGCGCGACTTTGGGATTCCGCTTCCGCCGAGGACTCAGCATTGTTGACGAATCATTTTCAGGTGTCATGCCCGACACCTTAAAGCACCAGCGGCGGGTGCGTCAAGCGCTCCCCGCCGCTAAATGCTTGTTGAGTTTAACTATCGGATTGAGCCGACGCTTTCTCCGCTTCGGCGCGCGCTTTCTTGCTTGAGCCTCCGCTCTTGTCCTTGCCGCGCCGGCCAGTGTGCTCGTCCAGCACTTCCTGTGTCTTTTGCGGTTCGGTCAGTGGCGTTGCGCCGGGGAGCAGCCCTGCGTGCGGTAACGGATCGACGACCACTTGGTCAGTCACCATGCCGTCGGTTTTCTGCGGAACGGTTTTGACCTTGCGGCCACGACCGATCACGCCCGACTTGCGTGCTTCGTCATCGTCCGACTTGATCGGCTCGTCGGGATGTCTCCCAACGAAGTCTTTCGTCGCGAGTTTAGTGTCGAACACCTGACGAGTCTTGCGCTCCTCGTTCTCTTTTCCCAGTTCGGCATGCCGTTCGGCGTGGCGTTTTTGCAGTTCGTTCTGCCGCTTGTCCGAGTCATGGACTTCACCGCGTGATCGTCCGCCCTTTGTTTTCAGCGACGGTTTACGATCGCGCTTCTGCGGTCCTGCACCGGCTGTTTCTGATTTTGTTTCTTCACTCATGTTTTTAGTTTTTTCCTCCGGTGTTACAGAATGACGTTGTGCAGGATCGCGATCATGCGCACGTTTTTGACTTCGTACACACGCGCCCAGTTCGCCGTCAACGCCAACTCGGCGTTTGTCGGGGAAGGTCCGGCCATTGAACTGCCTGTCCATTTCACACCACGAGGGTGCAAGAGAAACCGGCGCCGGTTGATCATCACGTTTTGACCTGCCAGCGCCACACGCGAGAACTCGAGCTGCCAGGTTCCAAACCCGCCCTCGATTGCGTCGTTCTCGCCGCTGACGCCCATTGCTATCGCGCCCTGCCCAAACAGGACGGTCATATACTGCACAACCGCGTTCACGACCACGTTCGGCATGTTGTCGTCGACGATCACGTCCAGTCCCTGGAACTGCATGAGCGTTTTGCGCGCATCGCTCACCGGGATGAAGTCGATCAGATCGAGCTTCAAGAGTGACGCTTGCACGGCCGAGTGCATCGCGATCGCAACGAGCTTCTCCTTCGCATCGCCCAAGAGCTGCTTGGCGTTGATGAAGTTTAGCCCGTTCAATGTGTTGTCTACTGTGACAACGCCACTGTTCGTAGTCGAAATGTCGGTGATATTTCCCGACATCGTGGATGCGCCGAAGATTCCCTGGAGCATGAACACAAGCTGGTGATTGTGTTTGCGCGCCCAGTAACCTGCGACCAAGTCCGCGATTACTTTGCCGGGGTCGCTGCCCGACATGTATTTTGCAAGGTCGTTATAGCTCCATGCGTCCGCGCGATTATGGATGATCGCCGCGTCTGCGGTTGCCCCGATCTTTTTGGTAGTCAACGAACCCGTGTCCGAGATCACCTGATCGTCGCCTTGCAAATCTTGCCAGAACGGCATGGTGATGGTCTGACCACCGCCGGCCGCCAGCGTACTGAAGGCAGGGTCGGTATCGACGATGCCCGACGTGAAGAATACCGAAAGTTCCGCCGTCCGTTCCACAACGTAAGGCAAAAACTCGCTCGGCACGATCACGTCTGAGATTTGCGTATAAGCCATTTGATGAGTTTCCTCGTTATTAGCTTTGCGCTTGCTGCCCGGCTTTATCCGAACGAATCACATTGACCCGCAATCGGAGTCGGAACTGCCAACGCAAAAATTTCTTTTCGGGTTCGCAGCTCCACGGGAGCTGAGGTGCTGACGCTTTGCTCGCCACGGGCAAGCTTAGATTTTTCGTCCCCGCACCGCCTTGCTCATTTCACGGAAATGGCTCGGCCTTGAGCGCAAGAAAGCGCGCTCGGAGAATTATGTCAAAGGAATATAAGCGATTTTTCTGTAAAAAGGCTCTAGCGTAGCCGCAGGAATCATAGAAATCCCGTTGTCATCGCCCATCCAGTAGTAACGCTCTCCAATCCAACCTACAGCGCATACAACTCCGTAGCCGGATATTTTCGTGCCTATTGGTATCATTCCGGGCGGTGATGGATTTATGTTCGACGTGGCCATGTTTCACGCGGAGTACATCGTGAGTCCGACAAGGTAATCGCCCTTCCTGCGCACAAACTGTTGCAGTGCGTTCGCGTCCATCTCGGCTTCGACTTTCAATTCCGCTTCCTTCTCGTTTATCAACCGGAGTCCCTCGAACAGCGCCGCCACGTAGCAAATCTCGATCTCACTCAGCGTGGTCGGAGTCCGAGGGATTGCTGGCACGTTATTTTGCCGAGAGCAATTTCAACTGAATCTTCTTTACCGGAAATGGTTCGCCAGCTTTCTTGCATTGCTTAACGAAGATGCGCTCTTGAAAATTCGGTGCTCCAATCTTCAAACGTACATCAATCGTTGAGCCGCGCTTGTCTATCTTGCCTTTGTAAAGAACGCGAGTGGCTGTGATGACGGTTTTCGGGTCAATGTATTTGGTCGCACGTTTTACAGATTGACCTATGAGCGCTGAAATTACTCTGCCCGAAAATACTTCGAGCGAGCATAAGTCGAGTTTTACCATATCGTTTTACCTGTTGAGTCCGGCCTCTTCCCGTAACCTTTTCGCAAGCGGCGGGTCTTTCTTCGCGATCTCCATCTGTTTCGAGAGGTTGTGATCGGCTCCACGTTTCCACGGATTCGGGCCAGCGTAAATTCCACCACCACCTGCGCGTTTCTGCGCTTCGCTGTGTGCTCCTTTGCTTTCCAGCCAGAAATGTTTCGCGTCGTCCGCTGATGTTAAATCTTCGACGACCTCGGTGACCGTCAAGCCTTGGCCGCTCTTTCCGTAGTCGATCTCATCCGGTTTGTCGCTCTTGTAGCCGACGACTTTGCCGTCCACCATCTTAACCCGCTCGCGCACTCGTGACCGGATGTCTTTGAGCGCTTCCGGTTTCGCGCCGCGCTTGATCGCTTCGGCGTCCGCGGCCTGGTCGATCATCATCACGGAAAGCCGTGCTTCGAGTCCGTTCGATTTGTCAGTCGCTTTCTTCAACTCTTTGCCGTGCTCGACATTCGCCTTTTCGAGTCGCGCTTGGACAGCTTCCTCGACCTTATTACTGCGAATGAGTTTGCTCTCGTCCAACTGATCAGAAATTGATTTCAGTTTCGTCAGTTCCTCGACCGTGCCGAGCGCCTCGTACGCTTTGATTTGCGGCAGGTGCGTCTGATCGCGCTCGCGCATCAGCGTTGTATTGGTTGTGCGGAATTCGTCGAGTCGAGCGGCCGGAACTAGACCGCCTTCGACTTGCAACGACCATTTGCCGTCGCCGTTCTTGGTGTATTCGCTTTTCAGCGCCTCGGGAATATCCGCCTCAGATTCATAAGTCGTTTTCAACATGGCAACAATAGAAAGCCGTTAACCGTTGCTCGTCAAACGGAAAAGCTGAGAACTTCCTGCGCCATTCGTTTTCGCGGCTATCTCGCAATACTTCTCTTCGATCTCGATTCCGATAGCTTTGCGGCCTAGGTCTTTGGCCGCGCGGAGCGTTGTTCCGCTGCCCATGAAGGGGTCGAGGATTAGATAACACCCTCCGGCAATTTGAATAATATCGGAGATTAGCTGTGTGGGTTTCTGGCATGGATGCACGCGCTTACGAATGTCCTGTGTTTCCGTTCCGCAAAGTCCAAACCAGCGATATCGAAGAATCCGGCGCTTATGCTTCCTGCGGCTCCAAATTAGCTCAAATTCGCTAGAGGAATATTCAACGTGCTCAATTCCCTCGCGTTTATCCCATGTTAGCCATGATCCGCCTTTAGGAAGTTGGTCGCGGTAGTAGTCTGCTCCGAACCAAAACTGCTCCTTGATCTCTTGGACTAATCCAAAATAAATTTGAAAATCAAATGGCTGATCATCTCCAATCACATTCTCGTAACCACGGCTTTTACCTATGCCCTTAGCTGGGTTCGGTGTTGAATTGCTAAACGACGCATCCAGCTCCATCCCGTAAGGTGGATCAGTAACGACCGCAACGCCCAAGCTAGAATCTAGCGGCAGAATCTCCCTGCAATCTCCGTGATAGATCGTAACCGCAGAGTCTTGGTAATAATGTTTCATTTTCAGTACTATAACGGAAAAGCGCGCGAACAGGGAAAAGAAATTAACCCTGCCGCGCGCTTACCCACCGAGTTTTTGAAATCCCGATCAGCAAGCGCGCTTGCTCGGAATCTTGCTGCTCTTCGACGTACTCGGCCCCGGCCCCGTCGGCCCCGGATTGTGTCCGGGGAGTTTCTTCTGAGGCGAGTAATGTTTCGGTGGCCCGGTCTGTTGCGTTTGCGTGACCGGCGTCACTTTCATTTTTCCGCCTTTTTTTCCAAATCCCATGATCTGTTCACCTTCCTTTCGTGTTTAGCAAAAAGTGAAAAGCTGTTTTCGGCTTTTCAGATTTTACGGAGTAGCCGCTGGGGTATTTTGAGTAACCGCTGCCGCCAACTCGGTGTCGTTCGCGCCCAGGCTCGTGTTAAGAGCTGTGAGTGATGCGAGTTGAGCCGGGGTTGCGCCTGCCGCGGTTGCCGCTGCGACTGCTGCGGTGATTTGCGCGGAGATTCCGTTGATTAACGCGAGCGCCGATTTCTCGACCGTCGTGTTTTTTGTTACTTCCGCTGTGAGTGCTGTTATTTGATCATCAAGAGCTGCCATATTTGTTTCCTCAATTTTAAGTGTTGCGAGGATGCGATAAAGCAGACCTTCTATCCGCCTTAATCTTGCCTCAGTTGTCATTACGTCGAGTCTAATATCGCTACTCGAATTTAGCAAGAAGGCTTCCTCTATCTGTTACCTTCCCGCTGCGTCGAACAACAGTCAGTCTGTTAATCTTCTGTCCTGCAAAGTCTCGTACATGATTCATCCTCCTACTTTAGCCAAAAGTTCCGATGCCGACAACGGCCGATTATCAGTGTTTGTGATGTCGGTCAGATCAATCTTTCCAGCGCGCCACAGTTTGCCCGCAGTCTTACCGAGTAGCTCATCTTGAAACGCTGCGTCTTTGCCATTCAACCATTTCGCATAGCCGCCATCCGTTCCGACCTGGCCGTCCATTGATGCGCGGGTGTTGGCCTTGATGCCAGCCGCTTCCTCTTCGCTGAAACCCTGGTCAAGCAACGCCTGCTGGAAGAACTCGTCGAACCGCGACTTGCCGAGGGTTTTGCCCCTCTTCTTCGCCGCCTGCGCGGCCAAGTCTTTGAAGGATTCCATCACTGCGATTTGTGTTGACCTACAGTTGTGACAAACTATACCATTAGCGATATAGAAACCCGACGTTGTTTCGAGATTATGAACCCTAACCGATATGGCTTTACGCCTACTGACCATGCTCACGCGGTCAAACTTTATCTTTCCGAAGTCCCCGGAAAGCAAATCTGTAAAAAGTTCAGAATCAGCCAAACTACCTTGACTAGGTGGGTGGCCAATTCTGGAAATCATGTCCGAACTACGCATGAGGATATGCTGTTGCGTTGGAAGCGCTCTACTCCTAGTCAACGCAAGCACCTGGTAGCTGCCGCTCATATTGCCACGCGAGGAAGACGCAAGACGCTTCGTGAGAAACTTAAGATGGCGAACACCAGGCAACGCGACCTGAATGCCTCCGTTCGATCTTCCCTTGAAGATTCTCTCGCTCCGTATTTGACCGGATTTAACAGGCAAGTCCAAATTGGCTCCTATAATTGCGACTTCGCTGCCTGGCCCATCGCCGTGGAAATCTGGAGCGGTTACTGGCACTTCTATGGAGAGCACGCGGCGCGATTCGAGGAACGAACGCGTTATATCCTCAAGCAAGGTTGGTCTGTGCTTATTTTCTTGATTGATTGCCGCCGTAAGTCCGTCGACCCGGCCATTATCGCAGAGGAGATCATCGCCAGTTACGATCTCGCCAAGATTTCTCCATCCGCGTTTTGTTGCTATCGGATGATTCGGAGTCCCGGTAAGACTTTTGCCGTTGGCAGTCTTAAGGGTAACCAGCTCGCCCGTATATTCACGGACACTAGCGCCGAGAAGTTGATGCGACGCATCAATCAGCGTGTTGCCTAAAAGACAGTTGAAATGCGCTGTCGGTCCGGGAAAGTTCTTGTCGTGACCGATTGGTTTGTAACCGGCGTAATCCTCGATGTCGCCGCTCTCTGGCAGCGTCCACATCTTGCCGTCGAGCGCGATGCAGATTTCCGTGGTCCTGGAATCTAAAGTTGAAACCCACTGCACTCCTTTAATAATATCGGCGTTCTGCATAAATGATTGTAATCTCGCCGCGTTACTAATCGCGATCACCGACGTCCGCACGAGCGCTTCGGCTTGGTAACGCTGCATCTGCATGAGCCCGTCTGAGAAGTTCGAAGCCTTCGTCCCGCGTAAACGTTTTACCAGATCGCTGATGCTCTCGCCTTGGAGCATCCCGAGCCGCATCTGGACGGTGAACCTGTCCTGTAAACTTTTCGCTTGTCGCGACCACCATTCATCTGCGTAGCGACCGTTGAGCAACGTCTTTTTCGCCATCGCCTGGAACTCGGCCTTGTTAAACGTCGCCGCCATCAACTCGACTTTGACCGCGTCGTTAACCGCAGTGACGACGTGCCGCACCGACGCGCGTGCGAGCGTTGCGAGCTGTCCGGTGTGCGCGCCTTCAATCTCGGTGTAAGCCTCGTTGATCGTCGCGCGGGTCGCAGTCAGTAATTTCGTCAACCGCTGCCAGTTGAGATCGTTGTTGCCGACTGTCTTATCTATCTGCGCTGACAAATCTATCTCGAGCGCTTTGAGAAGTGCGAGAACTTGGCGACGGATCGAACTGCCGACTCGCAAGACGTCGATGACGTGCGAGTTGACCGCGTCAATTAGGTCGCCGGCGAGATTGTCTTCCGTTGGCTGGTCGGGCATCGCATCAGTCTACGGGAAATCTTGAAATGCGCTCTCGCACGATTTGAAGCAGAGAACCGCGAACACGATCAGGCCGACCGTCACGAACGTGAGGAAATATCCGACTCGGTTCATACTGAGGCGTCATCCTCGGAACCTTCGCCCTGTCGATCTGGAGGTAGGACAGTGCTGCTTCCACCGGCTGGCGGCGGTTTCTGTTGTCCGCCTTGCGCCGCGTCCATCAGCGGTTGCATCACTGATTTTCCTTCTTCGATAAGCTCTTTCTCTTCTTCGATTGTGCGATCGGGCGGAATCCATTCGCCTTGTTGCAGTTTGGTAAACAACGTGTCGAAGCTGATTCCAAACTGTAACCATGCCGCAACCAACGCTGTCGCAGTCGCTGGGTCGAGCGTCGTGCCGAGGAAATCGGTGTTGAGCACGTAAGAACAAAACGCTTCTGCGTCCTCTGGCGTATCAAGAGTCGAGCACCACCAAAGCGCCCACGCCAAAACGTCCGTCATGCTTTGCGTGAGCGCCAAAGAAATTGCAACGAGCACCGCGGTCTCGCCGGTCTGACGGAGCGCGACGGTTGCGTATGCTTCGGGACTGCGCCCTAAACTATGTTGCGCGTCCAACATTCGCGCGCCCAACGCTGCCATGCGCCGTTCTTTCCGGTCCTCGGCTGTCTCGAACGCTTTCAAATCGTCTTTCAACGCCAGGAAGCCGCATTTGGCTTGCACGTCCTCAGAAATCAAAGCCTCGGTCGAACCCAAATGAATCTCGCCGTTCTTGCCAGCGAACCCGGCAAACCATGCTGTCGGACATCCTGTGATGTGCAGAGCGTTCTCGTAGTCGGCGCTGGTACGGTAAAGAGAGAGATTAATCAGCGCCATGCCAAGGAGCGGTGGATGGCTGACGTGCTCGACGAACGGCCCTTCGGTTGTGTGCGCTACCGCTGGAATGTCCGAGAGCGTCTTGCCTTTTCGGATTGGAATGTAATCCGCGATCTTGACGAAATCTTCCGGCCGACTCGCGACCTTTGCTCCCGGTGCCGCGCCTGTCCCAGCCAAGTCTGGACGGTTCTCGAATGTCTGCCCTTTCGCGTTCTTGCGTTTGCGGTAAACTTCGCAGCTCGCCCATTCGCCGCCTTGGCCGTCGTCGTTCAGTTTCCAGACCCGCCATTGATCATAGAATTTGCGGATGTAGATGTCGGCTGGTTTATCGGCGTCACCGATGTCGATGTAATCGGGTGAGAGTTCGTGCAAGACCAGTTGTGAGAGCACCATCTTGCCGCGGCGCGGGACATGGTTCCAGTTGATCACGTCCTCGGCGTTATAGTTGACTATGTAGGGTTGGCCTTCCTCTTCATCCCAGTCAACGATCGACAGGTAACGACCGAATCCTGTAACTTTGGAGCAAACTTCTTTCCCAGCATCGTAAAGCGATTTTCCTGTGAGTGTCGCATCGGCGATGAAGGCTTTGAGCGCTGGATTGAGTGGAGAACTATCGTCGTCGTTCCCAATCCCTGGCGCTTTGACCTGCGGGTCTTTCCGGTAAATGAAACCGATCAGCGCGTCCCGTGTTCGACTGGTGGCCTCGAAGAAGCTGGCGCGCGTTTTATAACGCTGGTACTCGAGCGTGTCCTGCTCAGCCAACATCGGCAGATACTCGTCGTCGGCCGCTTTGACTTTTATCTCGCCGCCCAAGACATCTTCCATGATCTTCCAGCTAGGAAGCATCGAATCGAGATCCGGATGTGAAGAATCTATCGGGATATGATCACCTCACTCCCCGCCAAAGAATAGACAGTTTCTACGTTGACGCGCGAAGCGGGCATTTGCCGACACTCTTAACACTTAAGAGCGAGTGCGCGCAAGTTTTCTTAACGAAGTGGAATCTGAAAAGTTGTTTTCGGCTTTTCACTTTTCAGTCAAAGTTTCCCATGCGAGTCGAACCACTGCTGGAACTTGTCCGTTGCCAATGGATTCCGTTCTGTCCACCCTATCGGCCAATCCATCATCCACTCTACAAACTCTGGATTTGGTCTCATCCCAAGGACAGGTTTTCCAAGGAGAAATGTGGTTAGGCAATCGTTTCGCTCTTTGCCCTCTGTTGGATTCGTGAACCCTCGCGATTTCCTGGGAGTTGGCATCATAGCCAGGAGCCTCGCTAATCCTACTGATCCGCTCGTTCCGTTTCGATTGATCTTTCGTGGCATTCCCGTTGACGTGATTCGGAAGGTATCGTCTTTGCCTTCCGGTGCTCCCAGTTCCGCATCGCTCTTTGTCGGAGTCGGAAGCCAATATCCAAATTCGTTTTCGGTGATGGTTAGCTCCGACGGCGTCAGCGCCCAACACGCACCATCTTGCATTATACCGAATTTTGGCCAGGTCTCTGAGAACGTTTCCAAGCCCGCGAATAGTAAGGCCTGAGGAGTTTTCCACAAACGCAAAAGCGGGTCTAATCTCGTAAATGATCCTTGCCATTTCTGACCAAAGTCCAGATTGACTTCCTTCGATTCCGGCTCTTGCTCCGGCGTAACTGATGTCTTGGCAGGGGAACCCGCCGCAGACGACATCGACAAGCCCTCTCCACGGCTTCCCGTCAAAGGTTTTAACATCGTCCCAGATTGGGAACCTTGGCAAGATTCCGTCGCGCTGCCTTTGGAGCAAGACCTGTCGGCAATAAGGTTCAATCTCGACAGCACATACGCAGGTATGTCCGAGAAGCATTCCGCCAAGGATTCCCCCGCCTGCTCCTGCAAAAAGATGTAGCTCATTCACCTGCGCTCCGCTCTCACCGTGATCATTTCGCCCGTCTCCGAATCCGTCCAGTAAAGTTCGCATCCTGACTTGTCGATCTCATCGCACTGCGCGCATTTCGCCGGCACCGCGTAACTGTTCGAGGTGATGATGGGGCAGTTCATTCGATAGAACAGTCCGCCGACTGGAACGTAACCGCAAAATGCTCCCGCGCTTTTTCCATCTGTTGCAACCATGTGCGCGACAGCGTTAGCGCTCGTTTGTAACCAGTCCAGTCTGAGATGGTGTTGCTCAATCATTTCGGACTCGGAACTATCGGCTTTGGAGTTGGACTTGGCAACGGCCACGGAATCGCGTGTTTGAAACTCACAGCGGCATACCAGCCGCCGACTCCGGTCTTGCTGTGCTCGCGTGCCGCGTTCCCGCCATAATGCCACTTGTCATCATTCGGGACTTGCAATATGAGAAGTCGCCATTCCAGATCAGGGTCGCGGGCGAGAAGTTCGTCGGTCTCGGCCTGTGAGTGGGATATTTGTGGAAAGTTTTGTACGAGAAAGTCTGTCGCTGCGCATCCGGCGAATTCAAACGCGGCAACGGCGATGGCGAAGGTCGCGCATTTAGCTCGTGCTCGCATCGAATCAAGAGATACGACAGGAGAAGCGCCACGGCGAGACTAAATAAAAACAGGCCGAGGATCAGTTGCTCGAACTTCGACAATGTTGTCTTGCGCGGCGACCAGCGGGTCAGTTGTCGATCCTCTTTCATCCACGGTGGTTTCATTTGCGGCGCCAGGTCACAACTTGTTTAGCGATGTCGTCCAAGACGGTCTCGATAAACTCTTTAAGCTTTGGATTCATCTCTAAATCTTTGAAGAGCGACGTATAGTCTTTTCTCGGTGTGGGGTAAGCTTCCATTTCAAAGCGTTCCTGTTGGGCATTCCAGAGCCAGTTAGATTTAATCTCAGGCATTGGTTTACGGTTATTCTCCAGCCGTTCTCAGATCAACAATACACTCAGCTAATTGAACGGCCATCGCTTCAAGCTTAACAACCTCGAAATTTGCAGGCGGCAACCCTCTAGATTTTAACTGCTGCGCTTTTAACTTTATGTCCGCTCTTTTGGTTTCCCACTGCGTGATTAGGTATTCGATTTTTTCTTTCATTGTATGATTTTGATGCTTGTAACTGGATGAATCTCAAGGCAGCCGACCCGCCATGCCTTCGCGTTATATGGGCTCGTATCGGTCGCATTCTGTTTGTGCTCCTCATCGTAGAATATCCAACCGCTAAATTGCACGACATGGCCGATAATCGTTTTCTTCAACACCGCGGTCGCCCACTCAGGATAGTTTGCGCGAGATCGGGGAGTAACTTCGACGATCACACATTGCTTCTTCTGTGCGTGCTGCGCGTCTCTAGCCACATAGATGTGGGTGTCGCGGTGCGCAGCGTCTTTGGCGTGACAGTTGCAGCTCTCGATCCCGCCCGGTTCAACGAACGCGACGTAGCCGGTCAGCGTCCCACCATTAGATGAATCGTAGCGTTTGCTGTCGTCGCCCTGCTCGGTCAAGACCTTCCAATCCATCGTCACGAAGCTTGCCGGCGCGGTGCTCCGGTTCTTTAACTGGTCGAGCGCGATCAATCTCGGCTGCGTTGAATCTCCGTTCGGTCCGCACGGAGCGCCGAGTGCGGTCGCAGCGTAAAGTATGATGAGCCATACGATGATCTTCATTTTCGTTTGCCTCTCTTGGTTTTGGGTTCGGTCGGACCTTCACCTTTGAATTCGATTCTGTAAACGACGGTTCCAGTCTCCGATTTATCGACGAATGTCGTAACGACCGGCTTGAACTTGCTCGTCGCGAAGACCTGCTCCGGTTGCGGAAACCCTTGCGCCGGCGTCCCGTCCTTGTTCCAGATTCGGAGCCAGAATTCGGGCTGTGGAGGAGTTGGCGTTGCGAACGGGTTCGGTGTGAGTTGTTCGCCAACGAATGTATTCTCATCCTTTACCCCGATGAACTGCTTTGTTTTGGGTTGCGGCCGCTTCAATAATAAAACGCCGAACGCGACGAACGTGCAGATGACGACCAGGATGATGAAGGTTTTATATTTCTGGCTCATGATTCTTTTTCGACAGGCAATGGCGCTGACTTTTCGTTGAACTTCGACAACCGTTCAAGCTGCCACGGAACTGTGCACCAGGGCGCGTCCAGGCTCGAGAACTCAGGGAACTTCTCGGCATAATTGCGCGCTCGTTTCGCTCGCTCTCTCGCTTCGATCAGGTCGCGCGCTGCTTTTCCGGTTTTTTTTGTTTTCATTTTTCTGGCAATGCAAGTCCGACAAACTTCTTGTCACGCAATGCTTCAAAGATCGTCGTGCCTTTCGAGTCTTGCATGTAAGGAAGGAACACTTGCTCGAACTCGGCTTGTTGCGACTCGACAAATGCGAGCTGCGCTTCCAGCCAGTCTTTGACGATCCTCCACGCCACTCGTGATGCCTGGTCTCTGTTCCGAAGCCGTTGCGGGATGCTGCGGTCCTTGGCGATCACTTTCCAGACGTTGTCGATGTTCGCTGGCAACCGGAATGACATCAGTCCGTGGATTTTTGTAATACGAAAACTGATCGCGCTTAAAACTCCTTCGGGGTCGTACTCGGTAAGAACGGCAGACGCTTTCGATTTACAAAGTATCGACTGAATCTCTGCCACCGTCTTTTGTGCGGCGATTTGCGTGGTGTAATTCAGGATGGCCATAATCACGGCGTCTCGTCCCACAGGTTGATTGGCAGGTATTGGTCGTCAGGGTGCTTAGGGCTCCACAGTCTGCCTTCGACATCGGTCTCGCCGTAGTAGTGGCCGAGCTCGCGTTGGCGGTGCTCGACTCCGTCATATTCTCGTCGTGTTCGCGCCATGCGTTGACGGATTTCGTTCTCTTGTCCGAGCCAGAATCGTTGTGGAGAACACGATGTGGGTTCTCCCGATGCGGTAACATGAATTGTTAACCGACCGTTCCCTAATTCTATGTCCCAGCTCATAGCGTCACGATCTTGCTCGGCTCGTCCAGTGCGAACAGTTCTCGGAGTTTTTTGAGCGCGGGTTTCGTAGCCTCATCCAGAATCAACACGTCCGAATTCAAACGTTGATAATCAGTGTCCGCAAGTTTCAATCCGTTGAGCAGCGCGCGAATCAAATCCACCATCTCCTTCGCGGTCGCCGATTTGATAACCTCCGCCCGCAACTTCTCCCGCTCCTCCGGGTCGATCTTCTCGACCTTCCACCGGTTCCCGTAGTTGATCTGTTGCGCCTCTTCTGGTTGGCATCCAAACTTCGCGATGAACCCTTCGAGAATCTCTGCTCGTTGCGCTAGGATTTGTGCCACGTAATTGTCAACTACTGCTTTGCGTTCTTCGGGATTCGTTTCGCCGGGCGTTTCTTTTTTCTCGACCGTTTTCAATTTCGATAAATTCGGCGCGCTAAGCACAAATTCACGTTTGCATTTTGGACATTGCCAGTGACCTCCTCCGACATTTTGCAACTGCTTTCCGTCCTGTGAGCAATATCGTTTGAAAGGATCGCTCATGCTTTGGGGAAGGTATCTTGCTTATTTGGTTTATAGAATTTTGCGAATCGTAATTGCTTTTGGCGTGCCCATTTCATCGCTTCGCTGCGGCTTGGGAAATACTTGGCGTTCATAATCGCCGTAATTTTATCCTCGCCTTTGCCGGTCAGGAAGCCGACTGCGTACCAGTGTTCGGTTTGGTTGCTCATTTTAGGTTTCAAACGCGAGCCGACAGCAATCTGAACAGAGCCTGCCCTCTTTATATTCTTGCTCAGAAGCATCCATGCACAAAATTTGAGCCATATCCCCGCAACGCATGCAAATGCCTTCGCGAGTGTAAATTATTCCTTTGCGTCCCTCTCCGCCATCGAATTCAAGAAACGGAGTGGAGTTTCCCCAGTCCGATTTATGTTCCCACCACTCAATAAACTTGTGCGGTGTAACACGCGGGTCTGGATGGGTAGATTCGCTTTTCATGCTTCCGCCTTCCTAATCGCCATGATACAGAACCCGTCCGCCACCGGGTTGTTGTGCTTCCCTCTTTGCACGTAGGTGATCTCCATCATCAACTCGCGGCCGCTGTAACTGCCTTCGCCGGCGCCTTCGTAATCCCACTCGCGCATCCGCAAAACTTCGCCGGCCTCGAAATGGTTCGTGTCGCGCCGGACTTCGAACGTCTTATCTCCGCTGGCGATGGCGTTGTAGACTGGCGGATAGACTTTGATCTCGTGGACTGTCGCACTCACAAGTGCCCTCCTTCGTGGTGCGGCTTCGCCAGTTCCTGTTGCTCCCTGATAAACTTAATCTTTTTTTCAAGTTCATGTTTCCAGCACGCGTGTTTGTATCCCGCCTTCCATCCGACGCTGTGCCCGATGAAAAAGGATATGACGACGAGTATCATCAGAATAATTTCGATTGTCATATCACGGCGTCCCGGCTCTCCGCTTGCTGCGCGTCGATGTATTTCTTCGCCCCTTTAATGATCACCGCGATCAGCGCCAATGCGATTTCGAGTGCGTCTTGACCGGCTGGCGTTTCCGGTAGCTCGCCCATCGCAGCGATCACGGGTTTCGATAACACGAGCGCCTCATTCAACCGCTCTGGACTCCAGCCCTTAGTTTTACTGAACAGCGACAGAAGCTCTGTCACCATGTCGTCCAAGAGTTTCGGTGGCGGCTGCGCTGGCAGATTTGGAATTGCTCTGTTCGACTTGCACTCCGGGTTTTCGCAGTGCCAGGCGTGATTCTCGCGCTTGACGAGTGGATGACTACAATAAAAACAATCCATAATGATCTCCTTCTCAGTTTTCAGTTTCTATCAAAAAGCTGTTCTACGCCGCCAAGCGTTGCCTGTAAAGCCTTAAATTTTACTGCCAAAAGTGAAAAGCCGTTTTCAGCTTTTCAGATTCGAAAACCTATACGTTCGGGTATGTCGCAAGGAACGCTGCCGCCCAGTCGTCAATCACGGTGCGCGCGTCGCCAAGTAACCCCGATCTGGCCGAGATGCCCTCTGCGATCTTGCGCAGAAGCGTCGGGTTCGGCAGCAACGGGTCGCCTGCGAACTTGGCCGCGACCTCGTGCGGCGCCGGGGTTGCTGGTGTGGGTTTCGCGTCAGCCGGAGCCGCGCCTGTCGCTGCTTTGGGATCGTTTGCCATGTTGCGACTAGACAACTTTTTTTGTTTCACGCAAATCCGTTCCCGTGATTTGTTCGATCAACTCGCATAGCACCGGGTCTCTGCGCAGGAAAATCGCTTTTCTCAACTTTCGAATGGCTCGTTTCTCGATCATGTTGACGCCCTGCCGAGTCATCGACATGAACGCCGCCAACTCATTTTCTGTCCGGCGCATTCCATAACACAACGTCATCTCTGGCGCTTGCTCCAATGTCGCGCCGCTGATCGCGAGGCCGATGTCGCTCTCTTGTGCGCTGGTGGTGCGGTGGCCTCTCATGTGAGTGCAAGTCCTGGCGTCGTATTACACCGTTGCTCGATCAGCTTCACGTATTCGGGGTTAAGTTCTATGAGCGTGACTTTCCTGCCGAGCTCGAGCGAGACCATTCCGGTTGTGCCGCTCCCTGCAAATGGGTCGAGTATAATATCTCCCGGCTTGCTTCCGGCCAAGATGCAGGGTTTGATTAGGTCCGGTGGGTAGGTTGCGAAGTGTGCGTCGGCGTATGGCTGAGAGTTTACCGTCCAGACACTCCTCTTGTTTCGATATTCTAAATCAGTCCACCCACCTGAAGGATGATTGTCGCCGTCGTTTCTGCCGGCACCATTCCCATAATCTCCGCTCTTTCGATTCCTAAGCTGTTTTTCCTTGCTGTCGTAATCCAAAATGCGATCCCGAATAATTCCGCTTGGTCGATCTTCGTTCGTCACCGCTCTCTCCTGAATCGCCTCCGCGTCGTAATAATACTTCGCCGACTTGGTCAGCAGGAAAAGATATTCGTGCGATTTGGTCGGTCGATCCGTCACGCTCTCCGGCATTGGGTTTGGTTTTGCCCAAATGATGTCGCTCCGTAGCCACCAGCCGTCCGCGCGCAAGGCGAAGGCGGTCATCCACGGTATGCCGACGAGGTCTTTGTTTTTGAATACGCCACTCTTGGCGGCTGTTTTGCGAAGCCCGCCGCGCGATGCGGTTTGCGCAGGATCCCATTTCCCGCTGAAAGCCTCGGATGCCTTCGACCGCACCGGCGAGTCAGTCCAGTAGCTATCTCCGAGATTAAGCCACATAGACCCATCCCTTTTCAGGACGCGGCGGACTTCGCAAAACACTTCGACCATTTTGGCGACGTATTGCTCCGGCGTTTTTTCGAGGCCGAGTTGACCTTCGACCTGGTAATCACGCAAACCCCAGTAAGGCGGACTCGTCACGCAGCATTGCACGCTCTCGTCCGGCAAAGTCCGAAGTTGTTCGAGCGCGTCGCCGCAAAGAATGGTCAGCAAATCAGTTTTCATATCCCGGTGATCTTCGCCTTGGTAAAGTAAGCCCGCTTCTCGGTTAAGCCATAGGTGATTGAGTCGAAGGCGTGGTCCTCGCCGGTCGTGTCAACGTCCTCTGGGTTTTTCTCTGAGATCGGCAACTTCGGTATTGTGCGGATCGCCGCAGTGCAACGCGAGAAGATTCGGAGGCCAGGAAAACAGACGCCATTTCGATCTTTGTGCATCAGCGGATTCGGCGCCAGCACCTTGTGCATCATCTGAGCGCGCATGACTCTGCTTCCGGTTCCTTTCTCGACCGCGCGCCAGCGGCATCCCATCCGGTTCATCTGCGCTGCGCGACTCTCTTTGCCTGTGCCAGTATCCGAAAACGCGGCCGAGTCCATCTTACCAGCCAGCTCCAAATCGTTTTCGCCTACTTCGTCGTCGCCGAAGTTGACACGAATCGAGAAGTCCATCTCCAACGTTTTCTTGGCGAACTCGTCTGGCAACAGCCCTTTCTCGTAAATCTCCGCGATCACGTAGAACGTCCCGTTGTCCGGGTTCTGGGTTAACCAGTGGACAGATGCCGGCGCGTTGTAGCCGTCGTCTCCGCCGCGCCAGATGTCCCAGGTCGCGGGAATAGCAAACGGCTCGCAGACGTGACGCTCGTTGCGCCAGACGTAGCCAAACATCGAGCCCGCGATGACATCCCAGTCGCCCTCGCGCATCGCCCGCACAAGCTCGGGGTTGCCCATGCCCTCTAGGCGCTCCAAGTAGGTCGGGTCGTTTTTAAGCAGCTCTGGGTTGTCCTCGACGCGCGCGGGGATGAACTGCCGGTAGAATCCGCCTTCCTCTTTCTCTGTCCGGTGTTTTATCTCGTACGGCCCTTGGTCGATGAACCGTTGTTTAACGAAGTCGTGACTAATGCCGCCAGGGTTCGCGCCGTTCAGGATAATCGGGAAGATGTGCGCGAACGGGCCTGTCGGAACGAAGCTACCGAGTCGAACTGAGCCCGTGACGTAGCGATATTGATACTCAGAAAATTGCGTGAGCTCATCAAAACCCGCGGCGTGGCATTCGACACCTTGATATTTGGTGACGTGACGTTCGAGTTGCAGGTGGTTGAGAAAGATTCGCGCACCATTCGCCCATCTCACTTCTTTTCCAATGATCGCGCATTGACCTTTCGCCTCGCACTTTGCCAGCATATTTGGAAAGCTGCTCGGTCCTTCCATGTGATTCTTCCATAAATCCGGATGCGTTCGTCGGAAGAGATAGAGCTGCACTCCTGGAGTAAACATCGCCCAGGCGCAGAAGCAGTAGCGAATCAGAAAGCTCTTACCACCGCCCTTCGCTCCACCATAGAGCACCTCGTTCGCGTCGTTATTCCGAAATACCAAGTCCTGCGTCGGATGCAGTTGGTAAGGCAGATCGCTAAGATCGACGAGGGCTTTTGAATCTTGCTCTGGCAGCGCGAGAGTTGGCATCTTCGTTGACAATGTAGTTCAGGATCGGCTGGACGGTAGGTATCAACGCTTTGCCGTCTTTTCCAGTCAGTTCTCCGAATGACGTCGGCATGTCGGCAGTCAGACGCCCGATCTTGTCTGCGGCTTCGGCGAGGCGCGCTCCAGCCGAGAAGAACGCGGCATTGGCCGGTTCAACTATTGTCTTACCATCCTTTGTTACGGATCTGACGGCCGGGAGTTGCAGTAACTGCTCTGACTTCGCTGATAGTTTGTCGAATAGAATCTCTCCTCGCTCTTTTACCCGGAGCTGCAGCGCTTCTTTCTTGCGGGCGACTTCGAGCTTGGCCTGGGCCGTAGCGTCACGATCCATTTGCGCTTCGTCGAAATGCGCCGACTTCACTCGATTCCTCCACTTGTATCGCTGACACCAGCGATTGATTAAACTAATACTTTTCTGACACTTGGCTGCCACGGCGTTGACTGATCGCTTTTCTCCCATGTCGAGGTAGCACCGGAAGGCTTCGTAGGCTTTGGTGGACTCGTTCTCTAGTTGGGTTGTGGGGATCATGCGCGCTTTGCAATTTCTTGTAAGTCATTGCGGGCTGCTAGGATTCGTGATACCATTCTCCTAACGCGCCCAGCGTCCGAGACCTGATATATTCCGGCGTAGCATAGGACACTCGCAATCTCCGCCGCTTTGCTATTTCGGTAAAGGAAATTCTCTCACCCTAAGATCAGGACTCCACTCTTCCATGTCTCCGCCGTGCGAATCCTTCAATTCGTATTTAGCGGAGCCGTTGTATCCGATCGCATTCGCGCCGAGTTGTTTCACGAAGCAAGCGATGTCGTTTCGTTCGCAGAATTTAACTCCGTCTCGAATCCAATCTGTTCGGCATGGTCGCGCGTTCTTTCCGCTCTCGCCTCCGAATATGATCCAATCGAATTCCTGCGTGGGAAGAAATTTCGTGTCGAGCGGTTTGAGCATTGGCTCGCAACTGAGAAAATGAATCTTTGCTGGAATGTCGAGCGCCTCGCGTTGATCGGCACCAGCGCTTACACCTATCCACACGTTGCGCGGAGGCCGGTTTTCAATCCAACATTCAGCGACTCCGGTCGAAACGAAACCGTCCCCATGCCGCCTCACCATACGCATTCGACCTAAAAAGTTCTGAGGTCGTTTCGTAAGTAATAACCAATCTAGGTTTGGCGTATCGTGAATCATCACTAGTAATTCTGCAAACCATTCGATTGGCACTTCGCTATCAAGCCAGTCGCCAAGCGATAAGCAAAACACACGCGGTGGTTCTCGCCTTATTCCGAGCGCAAATTCTAGCTCAGCGTTCACATTCCATCGCAGCGGTTGCTTTCGGTAAGCCTCCGATGTTCTGACGCGCTGTGAGCCGTGTTTGATACCGCGGACCCGCAACGGTGTCGTTTCGACGATGTAGCAGTTCTCGCACTCGGGCGCGACCTTCCGGCAACCCAGCCACGGGTTATAGGTGTGATCGCACCATTGTATCGCCGAGTTCTTCATTCTGTTAAGTCGTTTTCGACTTTTCAACCTCCGGTTCCTGCATTACCGCCAAGAACGCTTCTGCTCTTTGGCGAGCGGTCATTCTCAAAAGATCGTAAACAAGATCATCTGTATCTCCAGGCCCGGTTTCCGTGTAATGAATTTCGCACGGTATTCCTACCTCGCGTGACAAGATTTCGCGCAGATTTTTACTCCAAATATCTCGCTCGCGTGAAAGCTTAGGATCATTTTCTGCTTCGTGCATGGCGTTGAGGTCGCTAGAATAGTCAGGAATTTGACCATTTATATATTTCGGATTGCGACCACAGTATTGGTTTCCGCACGCCTCTGTTGGAATCGTTAAGATGTCAGTCCAGCCTATAGATTCTGCGACCTTTACTCGGAGATCGTCATCACTCAGCTTTGCTATGTCTTCGCGGGTCATAAAATGAAAAGTTGTTTTCGCATTTTCAAGCTGCTTCCGGTTCCTTGTCCCCCGTGATGTAGATCAGCCGCCCTTGCGCTTTACCGATCGCGTCGAACAAGATGTAGAGCGAATTCCTCAGTTTCTCGAAGCCTAAGTCCTTTGTCGTGATGTGGAAAAAGGTGTTGATCTCGCCAGCGGTCGGCTTGATCTCGAACGGTTGCGTGAGTAGCGCGGTGAGGGTTTCTTTAAGAAGTTCGCGGGTCGGTTCCTCTTGCCAGTTCTTGTTCGCTATGAACCCGCGCGGCGGCATCTTCTCGCCCTTGATCGGTTCGAGCAAACTCAACACGACTTTGATGCCGTGACGGTTCCCCAGTGCGTTGGCGATCTCGACCAGCGCGGCGTGGTGCCGGCCATAGAACCCGACTGCTTTTGGCATATCGTCAGCATGCACCGTGTATTCGATACCCAGGATGCTGCCGGACCGCATCGGTTTAATCTCCAACTCGGCGTGATGCGAGGTCAAGCCCTTGAGGAGCCCGGTGATGATGCCGGTGATCTCCTTGGCGCCATTGGACAGGGGCGCGACCTTCGCTTTCTTCGGTTTCTTTTTCATTATCGACAACTTCTCTTCTAACGCATCGCCCCGGAGACGACAAGCAGCTTTTATTTATTCGCGTTCTGTTTTGGAGTAGCTAAAGCGATAGCAGCGCGGGCGCGAAGTTCTTTTCTCCACCAATAGGGAGGATCGCCATCGTAACGTTCTCTGAAACCGTCAGTTTCGTGCTCGCCGAGTGCCCATCGAATTGCGTTTTGTAGTGCGTCTCGCTGCTGTTGGAGGGCGGCAACCTTTTGGACGACAGCCCCTTCATCGCAAGTCACTCCGTATTCACTCACTTCCATTTCGTTCGGCTTCTCCATTAAATAAGAAATTCGGTCTAGGGCATAGCTTAGTTTTTCACAGCCGCAAACGAGACAATTCCTCCTACCTCCAGTTGGTCGATGTTTCTCGCAAAAGCCAGAGGCATCTTGCAGGGACGCGATCAGTTTGTCTTTGCTACCGTTCGACAAACCAAGCCGTCCTTGCTGTTGGTCAATTCAGGATGTTCAGTCCAGGTGCGAGGAAATAATTTCCAACCAATCTTCTCTCTAAATGTCGGGACGTAGTGCATGGCCTGTCCTATTGGTTTCTCTGCTCCTTCGGAATCGGTGTTGTTATCCATAAAATCTTACTGCTCCTTCGTATCATCCGCCATTGCTGCGTCGATAGTGGCACGAGTGATTCTTCCGTTCTTATCTACAAAATCCCACGCGGTTTTAATTGATTTGGAAGAACCATTCTCTAACCAATCTAGTCGTTTCGTATCATCCGTGGAAGCGATCGCGTATTTCTCTCGGCGTAGCTGATTTGCGCGATCCATATTGTCCCGACGACTTCTGTATTCACTGATCTTGGATCTGTTTTTTAATCGCCATTTTCGTAAGCGTGCCTTGACCTCCGCGACATGCGAAAGTTTGTATTTATTGTTCGCAGATGTTTTGCGTTCTGGATTAGCGACATATCGCTGTCTGTCGCGAGCGTTAATCTTATCCCGGTTCTTTAACCTCCATTTTCGCATATACCCTGCTCTCTCTGTCAGATTCATGGGAGACCTTGAGTAAGTTCGGAAGTGAACTCGATTTCCCACTTGTCTCCGCGCTTCGTCACGATTGGTTTGAAGTCGCTCACCAGGTTCGTGTATGACGGATCAAACCCGCGCTCCTCTGCGCTCGGATGGTTGTGGCGCCGGACCCGAAGCCACTCGTCGTGCCAGCCGCCGGTGAATGTGACCTCGGTGCGCTCCGCGTTGAAATGTGCAATCTCAAGGATGCCCGGTTGTTGGTTGAGAGCCTGCGGTGCCAGCGTCTGCGAGAAGCAGATCGCCGCAGTAAGGATCGCGAAGATCGAATATATCATAGGCCGCGTCCATGTAGTAATCCCGTTGATGTTTTTTTTGTTCGTTGTCATTTTCAGTTTTCTTTCTTGGTTGTTAGTTGTTCGGTTAAATCTTTATCCGCTACTGCGAGTATCAACGCCATGTGTTTTAGCCTCACTCCAAGCGTCTCGGTAGCATTGACAGTTGAATGCGCGGACGGCGTCGATTCCTTGCGCGTAATCAGGCTGTGTTTTCCACCACTTCCGAAATTCAATCGGAGGATGGGGATTCCAGCGCTGATCTACGTATTGCGCGGAATGGAGTTTTTTGATTTTATCAGAGCATCCGTGCTCCTCGCAAAGGGCCATGATTCGATCTAGGAGTTGTTGCCGAATTTCTTTTCCCATAATCTGTCGCTCATTAAAGCGTGTGTATGCTGACTTTTATTCTCACCTGGGGTTTTCTGCTCTCCGTTTTTCCACGTTGCCGGATCGTCGTTAAAACGTTCCTGGTTGAACCATTTCTGGGGATACGGGATAAAAGTTTGCTCGGTTCCCTCCACGCTGGTTGCGTAAAGTTGTGTCAGCTCCAAAAGTGTCTTGTCGTGCACTTCATCATTAAAGCGAATGAGCGCCTTCTCGATTGCTTTGAGTGCCGCTGGTTTGGCAATCTTTCTTGGGTAGGCGGAGTAAATCTTTAACGCTAACGAAGGATTACCTCCTTTGGATATCCTTTGTGGATTACCTTTCGTTCCCCCATTTGGCACGGCACCGTTACCCGATATGGAACTGTCCGTTACTTCAAATAGCACGGGGGGCATACCGTTACCTGGATTGGAACGGTCGATTAACCAACGCGAGCGCTTAGTTAAAACATAAACATTACGAACGCCTTTTATCCGGTTTACCTCGATCATTCCCATCGACTCCAAATGTTTAATAGCCTCGATAGCGGTTGTTTTGTTTATTCGGCAAACAGCGGAGATAGAATCGATTCCTGGATAAGCTCTCCCTTTCCCGGCTCTGCGACTGAGATGTGCATACACTCGAAACTCGGACGGCTTTAGCCCGGCGTCGTCTAATTCAGAATGGATGAATAAAACATTCATCTCCGATCTGTCCTGAGCGATCAAATCTTGGTTCATCGAATGGCCTCGTAATCAGACTGACTTTCAAGTTCTTCCTCCAAATTGGAGATGTCTGCGCTAGTGAGATCAAACCATTCTCCAAACACTCTCTGTTTGTGGAATCGCTGGTGAAGAGATTTTTCCAATTCTAAATCGCCATTAAAAACGAAAACGAATTCTGATCTCGGATAAAGCATTCTCAATTGCTTCTCTCTCCTGATCGTAAATCTGGTGAACCCGATTTTTACCAATCGCGATTCCCAGTTGTGACAAAGGTATATCATATCA